GGGCTGCCTCCAACTTCTCGATGCGTTGTGACAGCCGCACGCAGCGCACCATCAGCTGCTCTATCGTGTCGGCGCTCCACTCGTGGAACTGCCGGCAGTCGTCGGTGATCTCGTCTTTCCATGCGTGAATGCGAAGCATCTGCATCAGCTGTCGTGGGGCCGGTGCTGGGCAAGGCTTGTCGCTCATGCCACCACCTCGATTCCACGTGTCACCTTCGGGCGACGCCGGATGTAGCCCTTCTTCTCCAACGCACGCAGATGAGCCACTACGCCGTTTGGCGAGCGGATGCCGAACTCGGCTGCGATCTCTCGTACGGCGGGGCCGTACATGCCAGAGTTCGCGCGGATGAACTCGAGCACCTGGCGTTGCTTGTCTGTCAGCGGTCGTGGTGTTTGCGTGGTCATAGGCCCTCCTTGGCGGCTGCTAACTTTCTACGAGTGCGTTCAAATGCTTCGGCGTCTTCGCCCGTGAATGGCTTTGGTGCCGGTGCGCTGCCAAAGTCTCGGCCTTGCTTGTCCTCGTTGCGGTCGTCGTACTCGCCGCCGTTGCACAGCGTCACGAAGTCGGGGCCGCAGAACTGGCCCATCGAGACTGGCGTTTTGAAGTACCGGCACCGTCCAAGCCGCTCAATCGCCTTCAGTGCCTCTTCCAGCCATTCAGGCTCTGCCAGCCGCTCGACAGCCTTTGGGTGCGGGTTCACAGGCTTCCACGGCTTGCCCTTGCCTGCGTTCCAAGCCCGACGAAGCGTCTGCCATGCCGCCTTGTCGAATCCCTCGCGCGGTAGAGGAGGAAGTTCTTCTCTTCTCTTCTCTGGTAACGCACCGACCGTTACAGGATCGCCTGCACTTGTAACGCTGGTAGCGTTACGGTGCGTTTCAACCCTGTTTTTCCCGAGCGCACGGGTCTTAGCGGTGTCGCTGCAATGCCGGTCAAAACGCGGGAAACTCAGCCCCTCGCCTGTTTCGACCAGCCAGCCCACCCTGACAAGGGCGGCACCGAATCCGTCGCACCTAGCCAAACGGTCCACCCACGCCAGATCGACACCCTCGACCTGGCCGTCCTTGCTGTGGCGGTCTGCCCACGACCAAAGCCGGAAGAGCTTGCCAATCACGGCGTCCTCCTCAAACTCGCAGAGCGACGCAAGCCGGATGACGGCTGGATCGTCAGCCAGGTCGTGCCGCATTTTGAGCCAGTCACCGGCCATGGGTGCGTTACTCCGACAAGAGCGGGAAAGACTTCTGCCGGTGATGGTCGCGCGCGTCCATCGGCTTCAGCGTCAGCGGATGAATTTCAAACCGCAGCAGTTCAACTAGCTGGTCTGGTGAGATTTCCTTGCCATCCCACTTGATCCATGCAGAGTCATCCGGGCAGGTCTTTTCAAACTGCAACAGGTGGTAGCCGTAGTGGCGAACACGAACCCACCTATCAAAGACTGGATCCCAGACCTTCTTTCGCTTCCCAGCTATGTCGCTCGTGGCACCACGCCGCGTGTGCCTGTTCCCAAAAAAGTTCTTTAGGTATCCGCTCAGGATTGCAAACGTCGATCGCTGTGCGTCGGATGGGTAAGCGCCATACTCCTTCACCTCGATGGTCATGTAGCACTGAGCGCTACGGTCACCGTTCTCCTTGAACTTGTGAACGACGCGGCGATCGCAAAAGTGATCTTCGTCGTAGATGTTGATGCCATCTTCCGAGCGAAGGTCATCCCTTCCGCGAAGCCACCTGCCGAGCGCGGTCTCCATGGTCATTTCGCATTTGCAGTTCGGACAGTGCATCCGATTGCTAAACGGCCTGGTCATCCATGACCTCCTTAATTCGAGAAGAAGCGTTCGAAAAGTTGGCTTCGTCGATCTCAAACGAAGCCCACTTTCGGCCTGATTTAATGCAGGCAACAGGCGTCGTGCCGCCTCCGCAGAATGGGTCCACAACAAAGTCATCTGGCTGTGTCAGAAGATTGATGAAGTACCGAGCCTCATCCTCTGACTGCTGCCATTCATGGTGGGACTTCTCGCGCTGGCTGGTAACTGTGTCGTTGACAAATGTCAGCTTGTCTCCGCGAGTCTCTTTGACAAACCAGACAATCGGTTTCCACCCGGCTACGATTCCCATCTGATCTAGCCGGGAACACTGTCCGCCGTGGACGCAAGCGCACGTCCACCAGTAACGAAGATGTTTCGCCAAAGCTGGCAGGCACGATGGCAACTGAACATGGCCCACGTACGCAACGAGGCTTCCGCCTGGCCGAAGCACTCTCGCCGCAAACGCACCGAGTCCATCGAACAGGTCAAGAGCCCTCATGTCATAGGGCGGATCAGTAAAAATCAGATCAACGGACTCGTCTGGGATTTTGTCTCCGATCTCGCGGAAGTCGCCGAGATAAAGACCGTCAACCGACTGCCGCCTGGCCACCGCTGCGGACTTCTGTTCCTGCCGCTTCGCAGCCGTTTCCTGCTCCTTCAGGTCACGCACGACGCGGTTAATTGAGACCTCGCCAATTCGCAGCTTGGCAACTGTCTCGGCGTCAACCTTGCCAGCCTTTTCGGCGGCGTCGATCCTTCTGACCTTCGCAACGGTGTCACGAGAAACACCAGCGGCATCTCCGATTTTTGCGTCTAATTCTCGTTCATGCTTGCCAAGTAATTCCCCAGATTTCAGGGGAATTGGATCCTTCGGCGGCCTGCCTACTGGATTAACCATCGCACGATGAATTTTCTGACGCTTTAGCTCCAACTCAACAAGCGCGAAAGCCGCAAGATTTCTACGACCTTTTTGGTTGTCGATGATCCACAACATCGCGTGGTTGCGATCACTGAAACGCATTTCCTTGATGTCAAAATCAAGATCAAGCCTTGTGCAGATCTCGTAGCGGTTGTGGCCGTCGAGCAGCGTGAGCGTCCCCTTGCTGGCCCACACCACCAGCGGGTCTCGAGCGCCGCCGTGCTCGGCAATGTTCTCTTCAAGCTGCTGCCGCTCTTCTGCTGACAGCGGCGGGATCAGTGCGGCAAACTCGGCGTCGATCTTGATGTCTTCAAAAACCTGCGGCATAGATGCCTCCTTGCGTGATGTGATGTGACTGCCGTGCCACTCTGCCTACGTTGTCAACGTGTATTGGCCCGTCTCGCTGGGCTGCGTCCGGTGTTACGCGCCACCGCCGGAGGGGCGACCCATGCGGCCCCGATGCAAGCCGCAAGCAAGGGTGTGCCGGCTGTGATCTATCTGCCCATTTGCTCCAGTCGTGTGATGCGGTCTTCCTCTCGCTGGATCGCCTCGCGGTCACGCCGAGAGGTGTAGATCCCGCGATCCACGATGAACGGCGAGGGCGGGCCGTCCTCGAGCACCTTGCCGATGTCGGTCTGCATCGTCGCATGCTCCGCTGCAATCTCGGCGGCGACGTGGTCAAGCTCTTTCCAGCGGCGGCGCTGGGCTTGCATGCGGTCTTCGTCTGGTTCGTCGTTCATGCTCTGGCCTCCGCTGCGATCTCGGCTGCGTCGAAGTGCTCCACGTCGGTGTCCTCCGGCTCGGCCTCGACGTGCTCAATCCGCTGCACAGCAGGCTTTGGCTGCGTCACACGGACGGAAGGCTGCGGCCTGGCCGTCTGGTAGTCCTGCGCCTCTTCGGCCGTCACGAGGCCACGCAGGATGTCAGGGAACGCATCACGCAGGGCGAAGCCACGGGCACGCAGCTGCAGCATCCGCTTGGGGTACTGCGTCCATGGGCCTTGCTTGCCCCACAAGCCGGCACGCTTGGCGTCCTCGACGCTGAATTCGACGCGGACGGGCGACTGCCCGCGCCGCTTGGCGATACACACGGCCTTGGGGTTTGGCGTCCCTTCGCCCTCGATCGTCTCGCTGATCTCCTCGCACACAGGCGAGGCGAGGCAGAGTGCCTTGGCTGAGTCGCCCCAGATGCTCGGCCTGCCGTTGATGTTGGCAATGCACTGCAACGCCTGCATCGGGGCCAGACCGAGCTCGGCACCGAAGGCGATCGCCCCGGCGCACTTCTCGGGCTGGTTTTGGTAGTCCTTAGGCACGAGCCCGCTCGAGGCGGCGATCTTGCCCAGCGTCATCAAGTCGCCCACGGTGTTCACCCGCAGGCCGGTTGTCAGATCCGTGCTCATCTGTCGCGTCCTTTCGTTTCAGTCCCTTTTGTGAAAGCCGGTGTCCCCGTCCTGGGTGGCCGGCACGATCCCTTCCTTGGCAATCCCGGTTCCACCGGGCTCCTAATGCGTGATGTCGTAGAGCGGCACGCTCACCCATGCGCCGCCGACGTTGACGCAGCAAAAGCCACGCTCAACCCACTCGACGTGGCCGCTCCAACGGCGGCCCTCGGTCACTCCGCTGATGAAGTCGCCTAGGGCGGGCTCTGGGTTGCGGCTTCGAGGCGTCTGTTCGTGGATGGCGGCGGCAGCGGCGAGGTATTCGGCGTTATGGGCGTCCATGTGTGCTCCTTTGTTCAGGTTGGGGCGAGAAAATAAACGGGGGGGGGGGGGGGGCAACTGCTGTGCCGTTTTGCACTTGTTTTTCACGTGTTTTTGACGGCGGGGAAAACTTTTGTAGTGAGTCGCCCGCCCGTTAGTGGCGGTGCGGGCGGGTAATGTACGGGCGTATCCTTGTGAGTCAACATGGTGTACGAGGATTCCAGTGTGTAGCGGTATCGTCACTTGGCTCAACCAAGAAATCGGGCAAGTGTGCCGAGGGCAAAGTCGATGGAATGGGCGACCGCCCGAGCCAGATCACTGTCGGTGCCAAGTTCTTGGCCGAGGCGGACGAGCACCAGCTGCTCGAGCAGGCGATTCCAGATGCGGGCCATGACTCAACTCCTTTGCGTCAACGTGGCGTACTGTAGCGTTATCGTTACTTTGTGCAAGCCCAGTTGAGCAAGAATTTTTTTCGGGCGGTTTCCCCGGAGATTACGAGGGCTTCCGCTTGCGGCGCGGCTTGGGTGCCGCCGGCCGTTCGTCTTTGCGAAGGTTGGATCTGGTGGTCAGGCTGGCTTTGAGGGCCAGCACGTCGGCCCGATGCACGAGCCAGGCCCGTTCGCCGGCCTTCCAGCCACGCAGGCGGTTATCGCCGTCACCCAGCAGGCGGCGCAGATAGCCTTCGGTGCAGCCAGCAAGCTTCACCGCCTCGGAAATCGTGATCCACTCTTTGTCTGGGCTCGCCAATGCAACCATGCCCTCATAGTAACGCAAGCGTCACGTGCGTCAATCGCCGCCCGACTTGCCCATTCTACTCGAAACGCTGTACACTACTCACGGGCCGATTGTTCTAGCGGATGGGGTGTAGATTGAACATTTGTACACCATTCCCTACAATCGCCCTTTCACACCAAAAGGGAGACGAGAAATGACGCTGAGAGATTTGCTGATTGACCGTGTCGCACCGCTGAAGAATCTATCCGATCGGTCGGTGCAGATGTACCTGAGCACGTTGGACAGGTTCCGCGACTTCTTGGGGCACGAGCCCACAGTGGACGATTTGGACGATCTGACGGCCGCAAAGTTCATGCGGTGGCGGCAGACGCACCAGCACAGCCGCTTCAAGCTGATCTCGCCGGCCAGCCTGGCGAAAGACTCGGCACACCTACGGAGCCTGTGGACCTGGCTGGCGAAGAAGCGGTGGAAGCGGTCGGACGGCGAACTGATCGAGTTCCCCGATTACGCCCGTCCAAGGGTGCCACGGCCCGTGCCGAAAGCCTACAAGGCCGATGAGCTGGCCAAGCTTGTCGATGCAGCCAGGCACCGCAAAGGGCTTGTAGCGGGCAAGCCGGCGGCCTGGTACTGGGTGACGAAGATTCAGGCGATGTTTCAGACAGGCGAGCGTATTGGTGCGGTGCTCGAGCTGCGTTGGGGGCAGGTTGATCTGGAGCGGCACACGCTCACGTTCCTGGCGGCCACGCGCAAGGGCCACAGGGAAACGATCACGCGGCCGATCTCACCTGCCCTGTCCAAGATGCTGGCCGTGCAGAAAGGCCCGCCAGACGCTCGCGTGTGGGCCTGGCTGGACGATCGGGAAATGCTGTCCTGCTACGCCAGCCTGAAGGTTCTGTGTCGCACGGCTGGCGTGCCGTACAAGCCCTTCCACGCGATCAGAAAAAGCACCGCCAGTTATCTGAAGCGCGCCGGAATCTCGGCCAAAAAGCAGCTAGGACACAGCAGCGAGGAAATGGCCGAAAATCACTACTACGACGAGGAAATCACGGGGCGCGAGTCAAACCTGGACTACCTGCCAGACATCGACACGCCGCCGGCCGATTGACGTATGCCAACTGAACCGGGCAAGCGGGGAGGCAACGCGGGGAAAAGGGAGGGAAACCCTGCGCCGCCTCAACCCGCCGCCCGGCTCATGGATACCACGACGCCGAGTGGTAGATCTGCTCCTCGTATCGCGCCCGCTGCAGGGCCAGCTCGCCGTTCAGCCTGGCGATCTCGGCCAGCAGCCGCATGACGTGGGCCGCCAGCGTGCCGCTCGTGCCTGTGTACGCGCCGCTGAAACGGCGTGCGTCCTGCTCAGCCTTCGTCATGTATTCGAGCGTCAGTGGCTCAGCCATCGCGGCCCTCTTCAAATAAGACGATCGCCAACAGGCTATAGGCCGCCAGATCCTTCAACGTGTCGATGACGCCTTCGTGCACAAGGCGGCCCGTGCGGCAGTACGTCCGCAATCGCTGCACCTTGTCGGCGATTCGCACCATGCACCCACGCCACGGCTCAATGCACACGAAATTGGCCCCTTGGCGAATGTTCGCCAGCGGGTCTTCCTCGCTCCCGTAGTCGGCGCTCTTGGATTCGTGGAGCTGCTGCATCTCGTTGAGCAGTCGCACGAATGCGGCGCTGCTTGGGTGGCGGGCTGGCTCGGCAGTCGTTGTGGCTTGTTCATACCACTGCTCGTGTGGCACGCCTGCGTCCTGGGCGGCGCGTCGCTGCTCAACTGCGTGGCGTAGGTCTTCGTTGGCTTTGTCCAAGAGTGCTGCTGTCATCTTGTTCCCTTTCTGTTTATGCGGTTCTCACTGTGCCGTCGTGCATCACGCGATAGTTATGGACATCGAAGGCACCGCCCTTGTGTATGGCGACCATCGCAAATCCCCAGTTCCACCTGTTGATGCGGGCGTACTCAGGCCGCAGGTCGCACAGGCAGCCGGTGCTCCAGCATCCCGTCTCTTTGTGCCACATATCGCTTTCGGCATGGTTGCTCGTCCGGTGCGAGTGGCCCACCATCACCGTCGATAGCGTCTTGATAAACGCACCACGGGCCACGTTGACCGGCGCGGCCATGCCGCTTGGCAACTCGTGGCCGTGGAGCACGGGCAACTTGCCGAGCAGCACGGGCCGCTTGTCCTCGACTAGCTCTATGTCGTGCTTGATGAGATCAAGCCACGCCGTGAGGCTCATGCGGTGATCGTCACAGATTTCTGCAGCGTGCTGGAAAAGCCAATGCGAAAAACGCTCTTCATGGTTTCCGCATTTGTAGACGATCGGGATGTCGGGGAACTCCTGCCGCAGGTAGGCGAGGAAGTCCCGCACCGCCTCGAGTTCGCCTTTGAAGTCGCGCTGGCGAGGGTCTTTTATGTACCGGCTAATCGCATAGAAGTCTGCGATGTCGCCGTTGAGCAGCAGGCCAGACAGCTCCTGGTCTTTGAGAAAGCCCACGGCCGCAGCCACGGCGATCTCGGAGTGATACGGCACATGCACGTCCGACAAGATGCCGACGTTGCCGATGACGTTCATGCGGTGCGGTGTCCACGTCTCGGCCATCGACTTGGGCATGGCCAGGATCTCGCCAGACTTGCGAGGTGCTCGAGGTGCTGCAGCCTTGATCCGTTTGCGGTGCGTTTTCCCGTGCACACCAAACTGCCTCTGCATCCTCATGCGGGCCTGGTGCAGCGTGATGGCTCCGTTGCATTCTTTGACGAGCCGGCGGGCCAGCGTCTGCGCCGGTGCGTCGGGGTGCATCTGTGCCAGCCGCCTGGCCATCTCCGTGATCGGATCACCCGCCATGCTTCTTCCTCCGTGCAGCTGCCTTCGGCTTCCGCTTGGCGGCACCGCGCCGCAGAATCATGTTGCCGTCGTCGTCGATGATGCCGAGGCCCGTAGCCTCCTCATCCTCGAAGTCGAGCTCGGCGAGATTAGGCCGCTGGGCCTTCGGCTGCGTCTGCGGCTGCTTGCTTAGCTTCTTAGCCACGGCTCGTCTCCCTTCGCCGTGAGCATGGCAGGGGCGTCAAGTCAACGAATCGTCGCCAATGTTTTCTAGAAAGTAGTTCCTGCACGCTACTGAAAACTGCGTGTTGCTGTAGGTATGGGCAAACACAGAATGCCAATTTCTGCCGCCGCCGCTAGCGTTAAGGTGATTCTTGTTTACGGATTCAGGGCTGCACATTGTGAAAGTTGTGATGCTAGCGTTAGCCGCAGAGTTACCGGAGAACTCGTGTTTTCCGGCACAATACAAATGTCGAGACAACGCACCAGCGCTTTGAGGAATGTTGTCTCCGTACCGAATTGCCAAGGAGTAGTCGCCACCAAGCGACAGGTCGGTTGCAAAAAACTCAGCAGTGTCTGGCGACTGAACTAAGGCCAGCGTGCTTTGCGCGTTTGTGTGACCAACGGCGAGGCATCCGTTCCGGTTTGCGCCCCACGCAATTATGTTGCTGTTGTTTGTGTGCGACACCGTAAGCCGGAGCGCATAGTCAGAAGGCGTGGTGGAACTGTTGCGCAAAACGTCCCACTGAATCGAAGCAGCAGTCGCCCGTGCCACGTCAAACTGCTGCCGATCGTCTGTACGCAACGGCTTGGCAACATTGAAAGATTCGACAACGTCACCAGGGCCGAACTTGGTGTAAAAGCCTTCGTCCGGGAGGTCGTTGGTTGTCGGAAATAGCATAAACACATCAGCTCCATTTGTGCCCTTGCTCTCAAAAGCCAGCAGCCTGTCTCCATTGCTTTCTAGCTTGCTCCATGCAGTGTCGTTTGACAGTCGCAGCGTCAGCGTAGGTGTCGTTGCAGTGGCCGGCGTTATAAAGCGCGTGGCGGCTGGCACCGAAACGTATGCATGACCGATTTCTTCTACGTATGGGCGACATTCGCCAGTAGAAGTATTACGCACCACTCTCACCCTAGCGTTCACGCCTCCAGCCGGTGCGGTCGAAAGGGTGTAACTCAGGCTTGAAGACGTGCCCGTGCCCAAAAAACATGGCACGCTAAAGGTAGCGTCAACGAGTATGCCTTTCACTTGATTGCTTGAAACTGTATTGAAACCAAATACAGAAGGGCTTTTTGTGTGCAGTGTGCCGTCGTTGCGAATAGCAAACAGATTAGCGCCCAATAACGCAAAATCATTCCACGTCTGGGTAGATAGCGCAATAAAGTGCGGAGTGACAGTATTTGGGCCGGAAGTCGTGGAAAATAATTGGTCAAGTTTGTATCGCTCTGGAACTGAACCAGAACCGTAGAGTTTGCCATCCTTTGTCATCGCCACTGCCAGCGGCTGGCGGGGACGAAACTGCACCTTCGCCCACGTGACAGTAGTGCCGTCACGCTCTGATGGCATCAGCACCCTTATGGGCCTGTGCATTGCGGCCCTAACGCCTAGCACGCGGGCATCTGGACCGCCGAGGCCGGTAGGATCACGCAATGACTCACCGGAGCAATCAGTCCCCCACGTCCACATTCGACCAGCCATGTCTATTGCGACAACGGCACGCGGATGGTCTCCTGAAGTGAAAGTCTCAATGGCAAGCGATTGAAACTGAGTCTTCTCAAGCTCATCAACCGGAAACCGGACTTGCCGCACTACTGGTTCAGTTGTGCTCGCATCGTGCATTGGGACATAGTTTCTTAAAAATGTTCCGCCCTCTGTCGCGCGCGCAACGCCCATGATGACGTTTGCGGCAGCGTTCGTTTGCGGCACGCCGGGATTGCCCCACGTGTAGATTCGCGGGCTGAGCTGGTCGCCGAAACGCATGCTTATGCCTCCGCGTTGACAACCCACCAATCGCCGGAAATCTTGGTCATCATGATGATGACGCCGAGCGTTGTGTTTGAAGTGCTGCCTGTATGCCCTGAGATCAGGGCGAACTGATTCCACGCAGACGCGGTGACGCCACTGAAGGCAACGGTGGAAGTGTTTGCCGTAACGATCAGCACTTGGGCCGTGGAGCCCTTGGTCCAGGAGTTGGTCGATGGGTAACGCGCTAGCGAAAACGTCACCGACTTGGCAGGCGAAGAGCGAGTGCCAAACGACAGAGGACCGCAGTCCCGGTCGCCACCCTCAACGGCTCGCACCACCTTGGCGATCCGCTCAGCTGCAGGCTTCGTGAACGTGACGCGCTCTGTGCGGGCTGGCTTGCCGTCTGGCTTCTGGGCCATGGTCAGTCCTCGAGCACGGTGAGCACTAGGCGGGAGCCACCCACGGCCGCCTTCGCGGCGTAGTCGCCAGCCGCCAGCCGCAGGATCGCAGCTTCGCCGGCACGCAGGCTGACCGTCTCGTGCAGGTTCGTGCCGTCGAACCGGCCGAACGACACGGTGTGCGTTGTCTCCGTGGCGAGCGAACGGGCGAAGCACAGGCCGAGCGAGCCCATCGTTGCCGTGCTGATCTGCGTCACGGCAGTGCCGAGGTTCAGCGTGACGGCCAGAATGCCCGCCGTGGCGATGTCGGCAGTGATGCCAGACGCGGCGAACTGCTGCGAAAGAGCGCCTTTCTGCACCTGGGCGTTGATTGTGTAGTTCACGTCGGGCATGGCGGGCTCCTTAGAACGGCGGGGTGCCGAATAGCGGGGTGAATGCGACTTCTGGGTGTACTCGACGGTTCAAGATTGTTGGCGCACCCGAGCCGGTGAAGTCCGTATTGAACCGGATACTGCCGTCGTCGTTCAGCGCCATCACGTTGGCGGACGCCACCTTTT